TACTTTTGGCACATGGTATCATTTAGTGGGGAAGTTCTTGCTGACAGCATCACATAGGATACGAACTAGTTCTTCTGCTTCTGATATATCTCCATTATAGTTGCTATAAAAGAAATCATCACAGATAGAGTCAATATCCTCCATCAATTGTTCCCGTGCTGATAACATCTCAAGTGTGTCGTTGTTAATCATTTTTGGGATGAATTCCTGATGACTTAACTACAATACACGATTTTGGACCCTGTGCCGAAACCTTGTGCCACTTTGCCGACTGGGAAGCAGCCGACCGGTTTGTGTTACTTAGTGGGGAAATTACGGCAGACAGCATCACATAGACGCCTCTCCAATTCATCACTCAATTCCTGAGAAATAATGCCACTAAGTTCACCATCAACAATTGCGATGATATCTTCCATCAATTGTTCCCGTGCTGATAACATCTCAAGTGTGTCGTTGTTAATCATTTTTGGAAGTGGATTTCTCAACTGAAACTACAATACACGATTTTCAACCCTAATGGGGATATAGTGGACACTTCACGAACTGGCACAAGATATAATATTAAACATAAAAAATGTGCTAGTTAAACACTAACACATTTAAATTATTCTTATTTGAGTGTGCCGATCCACGAACTGGCACACTAGTAGTTGACTGCAGTCTCTTTTATACTAATATCAATATTCTCATCACCTTCTAGTCCCAAGATATCAACCCAATTGATATTCTTTAGGTCTAGATCTTCATAACACTCAATGTCTAGTGTAACACTCACAATGCGTTTCTGTGCGTACATGTGTATCTCGTGTGATGTTTGCGTATTATATCATGCGTAATGTTTGTATGCAAGCTCGACGTAATCACATGTATCTCGTGCATACTCATCATCATCATATGCATCTAGTTGCATATCTAGTGATGTATTATGCATGTATGTCTCACACATCTCGTCGAGATCGTATACATTATGATCATTGCTTAATGATGTATAGTCGAGATTGTGATCGTAGTAATACATGGGTCTCGTCGAGATTTGTATGTTACTTGTATATTATACTGTTATCTCGTCTAGATGTCAAGTGCTTTCTAGTCGAGATCCATAAGCATTATTTATAAGTCTCGTCGAGAAAAATGTGTGGGTCTCAGGATTTTTATGTGGGGGTGGTTGACAAAATGCTCCGAGTGTGATAACCTGCGGGTAAAGGTCACAAGTCTCAGAGGGTTTATAAGAGGTTTAGAAGAACTTTATAAGAGGTTTATAAAATAATAATTCACAGGTTTTCCACACAAATAATAGGGTTTATCCACAGAAATACAATACTTTTCCACAACTATGTAAAAAACTCTATAATAGTTTTAAATCAACATATATACAGAACACACAAATATATTATAATTCAATAATGGCATACATCTACAGCATTACAAACAATCTGAATGGTAAGCAATATATTGGTAAAACAACTAAACTCAATCCATATGATAGATGGAAAGAACACATCAATAATGCCAGATTAAAAGAGAGTACATCGGCATACAATTCCATTCATTCAATGCCTATTATTAAAGCAATCAATAAGTATGGTAGTAACAACTTTAAGTTTAGAGTATTAGAAGAATGTACTGATGATAATGTAAATGAAAGAGAAAAACATTACATTGCAGAATATAATACCTGTGATGGTGCGGGATATAACTGTACCTATGGTGGAGAAGGTATATCTAAACCATCAAAGTATTGGTCTAAGCATCCTGCCAGTCGTGCCGTCAGTTGTTATACATTAGATGATGTTTATATCTGTGACTATGATACTGTTGGTGTCGCAGCATTAGAAACATTAGGATATAAACCTTCTGGAAATGAAAGACAATGTATTAGACAATGTTGTAAAGGTAATGTATTTCAATCACATAATTATAGATGGACTTGGAAAGGTGAGAAATTAAAAAAATGGAAAGATAAGCAAATTAGAATTAGAACTGGTGTCTATGGATATAATACTAATGGTGAATATAAGGAATGGAAGAGTCAGGCAGATTGTTCTGAGTTCATAGAAGGAGATAAAAAGAATAATAATGGTGTATTTCGTTCATTAAAAAGTCCCCATAAGAATAAACTACAATGTAAGGGTTGGTATCTATTCCATAAGAAAGGTAAGATCATTTCTTTTGATAAGATCACTTTTGCCACTAATAGGCACAGTACAGAACATTATAAGAAAGCATCTGCAATAAGTGCAGCCAAAAGAAGGAAACCGGTAAAAGGTATTAACATTCATACCGGTGAAACGATTACCTTCAATAGCATAAGTGAAGCATCATTTTATATTAAGAGTGAAGGTGATTATAGTGGTGTAGCAGGTATAACACGCAACATTAAGAATAGGATGAATGGTGAATACTGGAAATGGGCATTTGATCACAAGTGGAATTACATTTAATCATAGATACTCTTCAATACACTCTTATTAGATTACCATTTACCTATTGGACACTGACTCACACCAAACCTCACCTTATATGCCAGATGACAACCACACTGTCTACACCTATTCTGTCTTACACTATAATACTCACACTTCTTACATACATCTAACCTTTCCTTCTGTTCTTCTTTCGATAGAACCAACTTAGTTTCATTACTAGGTGATAGATCAATTACATTCTTTACCATTTCAAATGTAAACTTTGCAAGATTCTTTCCTTGTTCATTAACAGAAGGAAAGTTTTCTTCTTCTTTCATGAGTCAAATCCTCCCAGATAATGCCACCCTGTTACTACATACTTATTTCCTTCTAATACCATTCCTCCACGATGTGTATGTGTATAACCTGCTGGCCATAATAACAACTTACCTTTCTCTGGTAATTCTCTTCTTCTATAATATAAGAACTCAGTTTCTCCTCCTTCAAAATCATCATTCAAATAAACCATCCATACAATCATTCTTGTACAATGTTCAAGATTTGTATTTTCATCGTGCCAGACATGATAACCTCCTCCTGGTGGTGTCTTCTGTACCTTTTGTACAATTGAATATGTTGGTATTTCTTTTAGTGTACCAAAGACTTGTGAATACTCTTCTAGGCATTCTTTCATTGGTTCATATAATCTTTTTATTGGATCATATTCTAATGAAGGACCCATAGAGTTTAAATCACATGCCCAATCAAATCTTCCGGCATTAGAATTTGCAAACTGAGTATCTTCACAATAGACATCATTAATTGATTGATAATAATCAAATGTCCTTATAATACTATCACAAAACTCATCATCATATATGTTTGAGTATGATCCTATGAATTGTGAATACTCACCCTTCAGTTTCGTATTGTCGTATGATGTGTTCATAATCGGGGTACTTCTCTATAATAATTGATTTAAGTTGTTCATAATCTGTATTCTTCCATTCCTCATCATTTGATATCCACTTATCCAATGGACAATCACCAAAAGGATCTTTGATCTTATGAGGTAGATAACACCCACATGATTTACATCCTTCTTCAGGTTCATCAAAGTATTCACATACCTGACATATGCTCCAACGTTCTTTTTGACAGTTCTTAGATGCACAAAATTCTTCATCTCTTTCTTTGAGAAAGAATTCATCCAAAAATTTAAAAACTAACTCACGAAACATTCTTCTATTATAACATAAATTTACTATTATATATTATACTCAATTATAGTCACTAATGTTTCCTCTTGGTCCCTTGACAGTATTATTTGTTTTATATTCATACTTGGCATTGTTTTGGAATAATGCCCATCCAGGCGGTCCACCACCCTTCTGTCCCCAATCTCCACCTTTTCCACCTTTATTGCCTTTATTGCCTGTTGATCTAGCTCCTGTAATAACACATGAAGTATTATTTCCTACATTTCCCGAATTACCAACATGTGGAGACTCATTCATTGTTTTATCCTCGTTGAAATATCCCCTTCCCTGTCCACCATTTCCTTTATTTCCACCAGTTCCTCTGGCAACATTGAAAAGACTATAGTTCTTACAATACCATGAATTACCATTGCCACAATGATATCCTGTGGCATTGGTTGAGTTCCATGCCTGTCCTCTTCTATATGTACCTCCACGACATCGACTTCTCACTCCATTTGGATTGACAGCATACCAGTTGTTACAATAGGCGGCCTGTGGTGTTGGATTATAATATGTGTTATAACACCCATAAGCACCTCCAGGATCTGTATTTCCTGCATTTCCATGGTTTCCTCCTCCACCACCTCCCCATATCTTTCCATATGACCTAACTTTCACCTGCGAATTTGAATACGTATTATTCACATACAGTGCATTTCCACCTGCACCTGCACCAGACTGACCTGATAACCCTAAAATTTCACCGTTTTTAGTGACATTTACATTCAAATTAAATAAATCACCATCAAATTTAAGAACTCCGGTGTTCCTACTAGTCCCATCACCGTAAGGTACGATTGAACCTCCTACATTGAATTCCTTTTTCACATTCCTTGACAAATTATTATTCCAAACAGATGTGTTGGAGTCTGAATAACTCAGATTTGTATTAGTACCACTCTGATTGGCCTCATATTTAGTGATCGTATCTCTTAATGATGCCACAGTCCAATTACTTGCTGTCGTAACAACACTTTCATTCTCTACAGCATCCGGTACTCTTCCATCAGTATTATTAATTGTTTTACTATCATCCCAATCAACTTTATTAGATACATTCCTGACATAAGTACTTGCCCTAATATTATTTGAAGTACCACCATATGCATTACGAATACCGGAAAATGAAATAGCACCAGATCCAAAATGTTCCGTTTTTGAAATATTGACTGTCATAACTACAAGAGTTTTTTTTATTTATTAGAGACGATCATAATTATACTTGATTGCAACCGTAAATCGATGTCGATCCCGAAATGATGTCGCACGATGCTGAATCATTCCATTAAACATTACTAGTCGATTCGGTATTGGTGCTATTCCAAGTATATTCCCATCAACATAAAATTGAGTTTCTCCACCATCCTGTAAATTCCACTGATCTCCCACATAATACAAAAATGTGATACCCTCTCCATCTAAATGAAAATATGGATTCTCACAAGGTGCAAAACAATTTATATACATTCGAAAAAAAGACATCTCCCTAACAAAAGGACATTTCTCCTTAATTACTTCCTTAAAAAGAACAAATACATCCTCTTTTGCTTGTATCTGACTGATCATTCCGGTCGGAGGTAATCCATAATCATCACTCTCACCATAAGAATATTGTGTGGTATGACAAAGATCTAAAACTTTCATAAAGTCATCCGGACTTAGAAAGTTGTCATCATACTTGATCCCGTCCTTCGTTTCCATAAGATAATAACCTCAAATTAAATGCAACTGTAATACGTGGATTGTTTGGTGTTGGTTCTGATTTCTGAACGTGATGAACCAAATAGGATGGAAAAATTAGTAAATCTCCTTCCCCTACTTGTGGTGACCATTTTTCATCATAATGATTCGAATCAATCTCAAATGAATGTGCTCTCAATGCTGAAATAGGATCATGAAATACGGTCGATTGATGAACTTTCTCATCAAACTTTAAATAATGTACACATGAATAATGTACAGGAGTAAGAAATGGAGAACTATTAATATGATGATGCTCTTCCTGATACTCACCGTTGATATAATAATTAAACCACATATCCTCTAATGAGAAATTAACTGGTTTATCAAATACTGATCTTATATATTTTGCATAAATTTCATGTATTTTACTTGATTCGAAGATCTTTTGATTCAATTCATCATCATCAAATGATGTGACTAAATTATCAGTCAACCAACCATCTGGAATTGGTAGATTTTCACTCTCATAACAATTTTGAATATTAGATAATATTTCTCTTTGAATTACAGAATTTTCTCTAATATTTGTATGGTATAAAGTAATCGGAAAAAGAATCTTTCTACAGTGATTTCTCATTTGTCTTTACTTATCATAGATACTCTCCCTACTCTTTACATAAGTAAGATCTTTCCATTGATGAGGAAAACATAATAATAAGGTATGTATATACTTATGTTTCTCCTGTCTGGTATACTCACAATTGGGTTTAGGTTTTACTCCGGTCTCAATCGTAATATAATTACTATCAACAAAGTATACCCACCCTTCATGTGTCAAACCATTCTTATTCCATATTACATAATCATTGACCTTTGGAACATAATTCATGAATACAATATTGCTTCTAATGGATTTAGGTTTTTTTTCATAGAACTATAAGGAGTTGTATCCTGAATCAATACTTCCTTACCTACCTTCTTTGAATTAATCGGTGCATAATACTTTCCCTTCTTTGATGAATAGAATCCCCATATTGATTTAGGTGGTGTATCTCTATAAGAAAACTCTGCATGATTGATTATCCATACTGCATCATACCTTGCACTAAATGATTCAATTGAATAAGAAAAACCTTCGGGTGGTAGATGTGGGAAATCAATCATTGAACTCTTACAACCTTTAATCGTTTTGGACTTGTGCCATCATTTAAATGTTCATCATACTGTCTCTTACATTCTTCTCTTGTTAATGGTTCCGTGATATCAACCCAACCCATTGTTTCTTCTTCTTGGAGTTTATATAATTGTTCCATAGAGATTAAGTGCAGAATGCTTCTATTATATCACTTTCATAATCATTTGCCAACTCCAACTTAGTCGCAGTAATAATCTTCTCCATAATCAAATGTCCATAATCCTCACGAAATGATTCCTCATCAGATAACAACTCAAAGGCTTCTGTATCATTCTCTGCAATCAATGTAATTAATCCTCCATATTCTGACTGTGGAAATGGCACCCAGTAATCAACAACATACATGTACTTCATAAAAACTCAGCAGTAAAGTAATCAACAGTCAGTTCCATCTTTGCCGCAGTGTTTTCAATAAACTGATCTAATACCTCAGGTGCATCTTCTTTGACCACATTATACCATGAATACCATAACTCTGGATTTGTTTGTGGTGTCACTGGTGTTTTTTTAGAAAGAGGGTTCAACATAAGATTCATAACTGAGTTCAACGTTTGATGTGTCTAATGTGGCATAATAATCATATAACCGATCATACAAGGTATCAATACTACCTGATGATCGATTGATCTGTATCTCATCTCCGTTCTCTACTAATTCAAGTGCCTTGAGTATAATATCTAATTCATGAACATTCAGTTCAATATTAGTTTCAGTCTTCTTCATTCAGTAACTCCTGTCGTAGATAATGCTATTGGTTGTGATTTGAAATACAGTCCGGCAATTTGCATCATATCAATTAACTTTGATTGTACTTCCTCTAATTGCTCTGCATCTACATCAGATTCCCAAAAGTCTACTATATTGAACTCATCAAAGTCAATTTTTCCATCAGTATGAATAGGTGCATAAAATAATTCACCTTCAGTACAAACAGTGTAGATACATCCATACTCTTCACAAGTAACAAATACACCAGAAAGATTGAGAGACATAATTAAAAAAGAGTGAGTTGTTCAAATTCAAGATGGTCACAGCACGTATCATCATCGTGCAAATCAATCATGTCAGTATCTACATGACTGAAGAGTTTATCAAACAAGTCATTCACGAACTCTTGATTCGATTGTTGAGTCATAATAGTTCATCATTTTGGAATCACGATGTGCTAAGAATAGCAGGTAGCAGGTGATAGTGACAAAGGCAAAGATGCCGCTTAGAAAAAACTGGGTGAATTTCATTGTTGAACTGCGGCAATTACGTGATAAAACAAGTAGACACCGAGTGATAGAAGAGGAAGAGGAATAATAACTCCTTGTAAGATAGGATTTTTAATCATATGGACACAAAACATAATCCATCCGACTAAAATACCAGTCGCGGCAACAATGAATGCCATGACACCAATTGCCGTAAGAAGAATACCGAAATCCATGATGATTTTAATAATTGGGATTGATTAGGATGAATCGATTAACTCATCCTAATCGATTCATTGATCAACCAACTGCCATGGGAGTATACTCTGAACGTGGCATTTTGTCAAGATTGAAGTCAGTTACCACCGCACCATTCGCAATACGTGTGTCCCACTCATTACGTGCCGTCAGTGCCGTCACAGTCGAATAAGACTTCAGACCATTAGCATTGAAAGTAACACGTTTTTGGAAACGTTTGACCACAGTGATCATACCTTTCTCTTCATCAGCCTCGGCAATGAATGCCTCAGGAAAGAAATCAACTGTGGTGACGTTATTGGTGATTTGCATGTGAGTGGTGTTCCCTTGATTACCTCTGTATTATAAGGCATCCTGGTGGGGTTTCAGGATACCTTGTGACACTTGTTCAACTGGCAAAGTCAAGCACATTTCTCTCCGATTCCAGTCTTTGTTGCAATTTGTCATAATACTCAGAATCACGTTCGCAACCGATATATTTGCGATCAGAACGTTTTGCCGCAATGGCAGTAGATCCAGAACCCATAAAGATGTCCAGCACAGTATCACCCTCAAGAGTATATGCTCTGATGATTCTCTCCATTATCTCTAGATTTTTTGTGGTAGGATGCCACCCACAATAATCTTTTGATGTGGTGTGGTTATTCTTCTCCCATATACATGTAGGAATTGTACCATCGGTAAATTTTGTCTTTGGATCGATATGATGTGATTTATACTCCGCAATCTCTTTTTTTGTCGCATCTGGATTCTGAGACTTGTACTCTCCCAGTAACTTTTTCTCCAAATTCATATTTTTATTCACCTTGCGGGGAATACGAATCTCTTTATCATTGAACAGAAAATCTTCACCCTTAGACCAACACCAGGCATACTCATGTTTACGGGCAAAGTTAGTCTTACTACGTCCACCCCAGTTATAACCCCATATAATTTCGTTCTGTGGTGTAAGCACAGCATGATTGTCTGTAGTCTGTAATTTGTATCGAAGGAATGTTTCAGTCTTCAGTGTACCCCACACAATGAACATACGATTAGGTTTAAGTACACGGACACACTCTGATGTCCATTGTTCACACCATGCCAAATACTCATCTTCAGTTTTCCACTGAGAATCCCATCCTTTACCACCATCAAAACCAATGGAATATGGTGGATCAGTAACAACAAGGTCTACACTATTATCATCAAGGGTCTTGAGATAATCTAAACAATCTTTATTTTCAATCATACTGCTTGCATCCAGGAGAAATCAGAGGGGAAACCATCAAGACAAAATGTACCAGAATTCACACGTTTGCCACCGTGTTGATTGTGGATCCAGTAACCATTATGATCCTGAACCTCAACGATAGCAGTGACAGTTTGCTTGTTTGCTTCATAAAATTCTACACGATCAGGGAACACACAGACAAATACCATGTCATCATAATCTTGATCAGGACGAATCTGCTGCCAACGGAAGTGTGTGCCAGTACCCCACAAGAAAGAACCTTTAATCTCTTTCTTGACACCATTGACCTTACGATCATGGTCAGAGTTGTTGGGTTTGGTAACAATGTTACCCTTACTCTCCATATACTCTTGATAAAGCATCTCAAAGAACTTACCCTTCTTCTTAGAAGACAGAGACTTGAATTGTTTGAAAGCAGAGTCAGTATAGGGATCGACTGCCTGCTCCATCAGAATGCTATTATGAGTGCTGGACTTGAGATAGTTTTGATCGGTAAGCATGGTGCCTTGCTTTGATACAGTTATTATACAGTGGTTTCAACCGTTGGTCAAGCGATTTGACCAACCATAAGACGGTTCTTCAGGTGGCACACTTTATTCCTCATTTAACCACTGATCATATAGCCTTACTTCTTCCTCCCGTGCCTCAATTTCATGTGGTTGATCCCAATAATCATAATTCTCCACCGGTTCTTGACAATATCTCATTTTTCCATAATGAAACCGCAGAGAACCACCTACCCACTGTGCCAGATGGGTCAGTTCATGAAAAAGAGTTTTTATATACAACTCCTCAGACATACGGGATTGAAGTTCAATCAGGAAGTGTCGTGGCCGATAATGATCACCAACCACATCACAATACCCAACAACACCATCACGTTTGAGACCTTTGTGTTCAATCTCTACTGTGATATTATATCTTGGAAAGTATTCACTCAAAAACCAATGGGTAATATCCTCACACCGTTTTTGAGAATAACCGTGTCCACTATGAAAGATGTAAGACATGTTCCCCAATGTAAAACCCAGATAAAAGATGATAAGAATAAAAGTTTTTCTTTAGCAGTCATGCTGGTGTTACACTCCATTCATCTGTTGGAACCATTGTGTTGATAATGTGCTCAACATTTTTGATTCCATAGACTACAACTTGCTGGGTTGAAGTGTAACCATTTTTCTTCTCACGTTTCCATGAGACAATCCATCGATCAGATGATGCTTTCATTGTTCAGTCTCAGAATCTTTTTCTTTACAAGTACAGACTTCAATCAGTGGTTCTAATTTGTTCAGTAGATTCTGATTTAATTCAGGATAATCACCATCTCCTCTACCCATAAGGTAAACAAGATGCTTTATCTCATTCTTTGTTAGATTTACAATCATCCGTCGCACCATCCCATAACTTCACAACCTTCATCACTTAACATTTCTTCCTTAATACCATTTGCCTTACATACTTCCCAATCATCATAGGTGCAATCACGGAGATACTTACCATCCTTATCATGCACTGAGGCATACTGTTGAATATAAAGATCCCACTTCAATCCCCTCTCTCTGTATTCATCATAGTAATCATCATCTTTATAAAGATTCTCCCAGTCAATTGGTTCTACATCCATTCCCCTCACTAATCCATACTTATCCACACATGCATCAGTCAACCACAAATAACCACTGTGATTTTGGTCCCAGTTGTAATACTCACCATCAACCTCATCTAACATATCAAGGTCAGATTGTTCGGTGAGATCATATTCGTGTGTCATCAATCATTCTCCTCTTCATCTTCTACATCAAATATGCCCACTTTATTCACAGCATCATATAACAGTTCGTGTGCCTCCCACAGCTCATTAATTCTTTCTTGTGCAACCCATTCAGGTTTATCACTCAGTTCCTCCCTGATATTTTCCTCCTCTTTTTCAAGAAGGTCACCAATTTTGTCCAGTGCTTGTTGTGTAATAGTCATGACAGATTTTGATGTTTGGTAAAAGATTTAGGAATAATCAAGCACCTTGGTAGTATGCGTTGCGGTAGAGATATCCACCCGCCCAATCACAGTTCTCCAACACAAACTCACGTTCTTGGATGATTAGCAGATTGAAACGAACACCTTTTGCTGGTGCTTTGATTGATGCTGCCTTGTATACTTCACCTGTTTTCTTATCAATGAAGCAGTGAACCGATTCAGTCTGACCATCTACACACTGCATCACTTTGTGATACTTACGACCAGAGATTAGTGCATAAGAATAGTTGCGACCATTTGGATGTGAACGTTGATAGTTCTGTTGTAATGCATCACATAGCATCATACCATACTTGGTGACATTCAACTGAATGGTGTTCTGAGCATCTTTCTGAGCAACGTAGTCGGTGAAGGTGGCAGTCATTGGTGGTTTCCCTTGTATGAATGTATTATAGAGCATCCTGAGAGGGTTTCAGGATGCATTGGGACACTTATGCAAGTGGTCCAGCAGGGATTTCCACAGGTTCTGGTGCTACCATATCATCGAAATAGTTCATATCATAAGCAAACCAGTTACCATTACGGAAGATATAGGAGTATTCTTCACCATCAGAGAAGAACTCTTCCATATCTTTATCAAGACGTGGTGCATTATCTTCAAGAGATTCACCACGCATAGTATAATACAGAGCACCAGACTCAGGCAGAGTTTCATTACCCCAACCGGCATTAGTCCAAGTACAGGACATATTACCACCATCAATCAGTTCTTTTACTTTCTCAACGGTATCATAGTTGTCACGCAGAACTTTACCATTGAACGCAGGATA